GTTGTTCCTTGGCCAAAGCTACAGACCAAGCATCTACAGATTGTTTATACTTACGTCGCGCTATAGAAACGACGGCCGGGTACTCGCTCAAAACCTCTTTGGATTCAGAAAGAATAGGCTTGAATGACTTTTCAAGCAGATCCAACTTACGTTTATCCTCTTTGGCCATATCGAGTAAAGCATCAGATGACAACTCCGAAGTTTCGGAATTGTCCTCAGTTTCCAACAGTAGCTTAAGTTGCTTCCTAATCAGCTTGCTAATGTGCAAATCGCCATCAACTGATTTAGCTAAGGAAGCAAGTGGAATAGCAGGAACAGGCTGTATCATAATAAAGTTCCGAGCCGTGCCACTAGGTCCCACAAAGTTCATATTATCCATAGTGCCAGTTAAAGTTATATTAAAATTGACACGTTGTGGCAAACCTGTGGCATTAGATATATAGGCAAATGCATACAATTCATAATTGCCATTTGAACTAAAAGTGCGGCCTTGATAGGCTTCTAACACTGCAGAACTGCCCGTAGGAACAGCAAAACCAGAAGAAATAGTTGCGACATCGGGTGAATCGTACTTAATTTCCATAGCTATACGCTGGTTGAATTGAAAATAAGTATAACCGATTTCCACATCCACTGGAAAAGTTATAACTAAGGGCGTTGGTATGGTCGGCGGATTTATTGTTGACCTAGAAGTATCTATAATAGTGGTCATGCCCTGCCACCAATCACTATAACCAGAACCCCAAACATTGTCAATCACCATATCGCCTTGTCCATCAAGATCATTGTACATAGACATGGAACCAGCTGGCGTAACGGTCAATTGTGGCCCTATGAGATCGAACTCCCAATCTAACCTTATAGTGCCTTTCAAATCACCATTTGCTATAGGGACTTGACACAAAAGGTAAAATCGGCTTTGTATCCAAAGTCGAGGATCGCTGCCACTAGCTTCTATAAATAAATCAGGCCTATATTTTTGGAATGGTTTATCCCAAGAATGCTGCAAATAAATGTTGCCATAGGAAGCACCTTGATGGCTTTCAGCTGTAGTTAAAGCTGACAAGCCAACAGGAATCGTATCCTTAACATCTATTTCAAAAAAACCAATAACCGAGCCTTCCTTAGTAGTAGCGGTGGCAGGTTCGTAAACAACTTTAAGCTTTCTACAATAGAAAGCTTCATAAAGTCGAGAATAAACAGCCAACCTGGGACCTAACAAGGAAGGATTAACATCTAATGTCATAATAACTTGCCCCGGTGTATAAGCAGCGGGAGTAAGCGTAGTATAGAAATCAGAACCGCGAACTCGCATGCCACCGCCCTTAAGGCCCTTAGAAATCTCAAACCTAGTGGGGCGTTCTGTCATGGAAACAGCCACTGGCATAGCTTTGGATCGCTTAGGCTTTGAAGATTGAAAGCGCGCCATAGGTTTAGAACGCTTAACTTTTTTTGGCCTGCGCGGCAACTTAGCTTTGCGGATAAGTTTCTTCACTTTCTTAACGGCAGTCTTTGTGGTACGTTTCGGCATCTTAAATTGTTTTAGGTAGCGTGAATGAGTATTTTCTATACGCTGTAATTTATCTGGATTGGTAGCTAAGTTCAAATATGGCTTAACTATTTTTTCAGCAAAGAAATTAGATATGCCTTCACCAAAAGATCCCAAAGGATGATTCTTATTCTGTTTGTTATATCTTTTAACTGTATTTTCGTTTTGAAGGCGAACCTTATCGGATAACATATTTGTACCACCCGTTGTTAGTGGCACAGGCGACAACGCGCATTGATTATCAACAAAAAGAACGGCAAACTCTGGCCTATCAAAGCCAGTCAACATATCAGATATTTCTATCTCAGAATGCACTGTATAACAATGCCTTAACTTAGTATCCAATAACAACCAATTAACGTACAAATCAAACCATTTAAAGAGTGGTGGATCAGTCCAAGCACGCATCCTTAATGACAGCGCTCTCTGAATCACAATGTCAATATGTTCACCAGCATCAACCATAGACACTGAACACAAAGACCTAACACCATCTGGGAATGGCAACCAAACTTCAGCGGGCAAAGCACCTCCTAGGTTACGCTTAACCCAGGAGCAATTGAACCACTTTAACGTTGTTATCGGACCGACATCAGAATATGAGTACTGAGCACCTAATTCATAATAATTGATTTTAAGAAATTTTTCTAAGTCAAAGTCTTCTGTAAAGGAGAATATGTTATCATCACCAAACATCAAACAAACAAACCTGCTCATAAGCTCATCAACTGTCAACACTTTATTAAGCGTCCTGAATATGCCATATATAGTAAAAAACATAGATGCAATAACATTATCAATGGTAGTACTGGACTGCCCAGAAGGGTTGCCAGTAGTTTGAAATTCCACACTGCCATCCGGCATCACGGCTAAGCCCCAGCTGTTATTCTTATACCAATTACGTATGCGGCTAGCATCACCAACACTAACGTTTGACATAGCAATACGCAATTCAGCAATTTGATCATGTATATAAGAAAACATGCTAGCATCCCAAGCCGAGCCGTCTAGTTCACAACATTTGCGGCCTGCAAATGCAGTGGCTAGACGATCGTAAGATAAGCAGCCTGAAGTCATGCCTACTGCAGACCATGACTTACCGCTAAAAACGCCCGTGTGCGAGCGCATGAGTGCAGCATCGAAATCTCTGTTAAGAATCGCTCCAGCTAGAACTGTATTGGCATCAACGCTAAAAACAGTCCTGGCATCACCCAAGCCACACTTGGACTTAGGACGTATTTCACGCTTCTGAAATACAGTTGAGCATCTAAAAAAAGATTCATCAGTAGCCAACCTCTTCCAATACTCCGGGAAAGTTAACATAAAATCCTCGGATTGAAAATAGGCAGCTTTGGTAGGATATCCACCGCCGGGCTTATTGGAAAAAGGAAAGCCTGGCGATTTGTTGAGTGGCAATTGTGCAATTCCGGAAATAACGTCCAGAGTAACTGGACGATAACCGTTAAACCAACGACCAAACATACGATGTATGACAGCCCAAGTGGCAGTAGCCACTTTATGATTCATTCTGGGTTCAAAGGACGGTCTTTTGTACTTAGAAACAGAAATCAAAGCTGAGCGTGCGGAAATAATGGGGTAAGAATGGGTGCCCTTGTACTCATAGGGCGGGGCTAAACCAATTGATTCTTCAAACCTTTTATAATAAGGGCAAATAACGCTGGGCTTAGGCTTTAGGACATGCTTTTTGACTCGTCCATCTTCCACAAGGTCTTTGACCCAGGGGCGCCAACCGAACCCTGGGTCAAGGAGTTTAAAGGAGTGTGCGTGAAATGACACTTGTCACCCCGTGTACATATATTCATATGAAACGACCTACAAGCCATAGTTTTATGCTTGGTAACGAAAGCAGCACCTCCACATTGTGAACAGGGTTCTTGCTTAGCCTCCAACACTGATGGCCTAGGTTCCGCTTTAACTTCAGCTTTACTCTCAACTTTTGTTTCCACAGGCACTTTCTCTTCTATATAGGCTGGTTTGCTCAAACCTACAGGGCCTAGAATTGGCACCCCGGCAAACTTAGCCATATCCGGTGTAATTGGTATACTATAATTCAGTCGTTCACCCTCGTTACCAGCTACGTGTACACCAGTAACTCTAACCTTATTATTAACAACAGATAAGACAGGGCATCCTGAATCACCCGAAGTGGTTGGGCAAGTATGTGAATCTGCTATATAGGGACCATAGTTAGAATACAGTGCCTGAATAGATACACCAGAAGCTTGATGTATACCATGCGATATAGTAGTAACGGCATAATGCCCTCTATTTAAGGGAGGTTTAATGCTGGCATTATCCCAGCCAGAGCTATGCCTCGGTATGAACACTTGCGTTCCTTGCGGAATAATGGCTGCTTCATAGGCTTTTGAAAGAGATGATATCTGCATCAAGATTACATCCTTATTAAAAAGCATCCTTTTAATAGGGGCCGACATGTTAAAGATGTGCTTAAATGAACCATTTGAGTTCATAACACATACCCTAACAGCGCCTTCTAAATTATGGTTTGCTGTAACAAAACAGTTCCCCAAGAAGAAACCACCGCCTCTGAAGGCGAAACCCTCACCGGTTGCCTTCTCTGTATAAACACTAAAGGTTTTATACATGGAATCAATATCAATAATAACTCCGGAGGAATGTGACTCCAGAGCAACCTCTGGCCTATTTATATGGTACAAAGCATTCTGTAAACGAATACCCTTGCCCCCATATTTTCTATCAAGCTCCATCAAATAGGTGCCATAATCTTGATCTGATCTGGTGCTGTAATCATCACCAGCAGCCTCAATGACACTGTCAATAAGATCATAGAACTCATTCTTTTTCATTTTAGCTTCCTCTTCGTCGTCAGTTGTCCAAACTGTTAATTCAAGTTCATTATAAAAAGCCTGCCAATCGCCTTCATCTCCAACGTGAAGGTACCTGTTGCCATGCTTATCATATTCAACCCAATGCATCCTGCCCATGTCATCTTCAAACATATGGACTTTGTTACCATATTTATCGTTGAAGCCTCGAGTTGAATCTAGCATTTTAGGGCCTTTATACTTAGATCCGCCCGGCTTGTAATGCACAGATACCTTATCACGGGCTTCCATATCAATCAAAATAATAGCACCATCTTTTGCTGAGCGTTTTGACTCACCCCATTTCTTAGGAAGTGTCAACGGCGGCAACTTAACCTCAACTTTAGGAGTAACAGGGACAGAAACATCTGTCATACCGTCAAAATAATCGCTCGAAGTTGGCATAACTCTACGTTTGGCAGTAAAATCACGACGGGTGTCTTTTGGCGGGGGAGCCCACTTAAAAGCAGAATTCATTTCATCTGCTACTTTATGCTTCTTCTCTTCCTTAGACTCCAGAGTCACTTCACTGGAGCGAGTAGCATAAGAAATAGCGGCAAAAATGGCCACAGCAGCAGTTATAGCAGTAGCACGCTTAGAAATCATTGGCAAAGATGGATGTATGGGCTCTGCGCCTTTTTTCCAAACTTCGCGAACAAAGGCCGACACTTTGCCGCCCTTAGTAATATTGGGCTTAGAGCAATCCACACAGCCAGAACGCATTGCTACACTCTTGCTCTGAAAGCAACCGCGGCAAAAAACCACGGCCTGATCATGTTTGCAATGCTTATGAGCGGAGCACCGTAAAAAGGCCTGAGATCTCCATATAGTAAAGGAAAAATCCTCTGACTCCTTGGGGAAGATAACTATCTTCCAACCCGCAGTACCAGTGGTGGTATTCATCCTAATGGAAAACCACAAATATTTTGTAGTTGGTAACAAAGCCTGGGAATAGAAACAAGTAACAACTGATTTCTCGTCTGTTACTTGACGCTGAAAGCCAGGGAAGCGCAGTACGTAACCCAAATAGGGATCCAAAGACTTAACATTCAACCTAGGGTCCAAAGCAGAAGCTTGGACAGGTATCATAATAGTTTTGAATTCCAATTTCACATAGGTCGATACTTTAGCATCAATAGCATCCTCCTCCCAAAGTGTAACTAAATCCTCGTAAAACATAGAAGGATTAGATTCAACGAAAGTGGGAATGCCGTTGTCATCAACTGGAATAGGCACCGGATGTTTTAACAAATCAGTACCCGTACCAACAAAGGAGCCAACGGTTAGAGGGCCACTAGGCAAAACTTTACATTCCTGCTTAGTTTCCACCTGTATTGGCAAGTCAGGAGACCCTAAATCCTCATCGTCAATCACCTTTTCTTTCAGCCTAGAGGCACGCTTCCTTTCTTCCACCGTAGCCTCTATACTAGAGAAAAATACGCTTTTGTCTTCTTCAGACAATACCTCTGTAGCATAATCGGGAGTAATCTTAATACCTCGACGACATGAGCACTTAGACACATCCTCTGGAAAGAAAACGTGACATTGCCCACAACACTTCTGCACCTTATTAAACGGAGCCATACGCCTGGCATAAGCCACACGCAAAACGTTAAGCTTAACGTCACCACCCAAAGCACCTATAGAAAGGGCTTTGGTATACTCATAACCACACCTATAGCAAAACACATACCCATTTGGAAGTAACTGAAAACAAACTTCACAGTACTTCAAATTGGCAGCATCCGCTATTTTTTTTTCTTCATTGGTGTACATAGTTCGTATACGCGGCAAAGTATTAATATCACGCTCACACAAGGGGACCGTTGGTGAGCTAGGTGGCGTTGGCGGCACCACTTTCTTTTCTTCAAAGTGCACAATTGGATTAGGTATAGTTGCCAAAGATGCTGCCATTTGTCCTAACTTAACTTCAACTTTATCTCTAACGACAGGTTGAGCAATGGCAAGCGGAACGTCCAACTCAGACAATTCCAACTTAATGGTTCCGCTATGCGATTGAAAGTGAACGCTGGCAGAACACATATCTTTAGCTGTTCTAACAACAGCCTCCTGTATAGTTCGTTGACAGTTGATCTTCTCAACCAACTCTTTAGCCGAATCACCATCAAAGATAACAAATATCCAAGATAGCAAATTCATGAGAACAGGTGGCAAAAAAGACTGGTTAACTACAGAAAGCGGGGAACCTTCTTTAATACGACTACCTTGTGAATACAGCAACCACGCTATTGGTCCAGAAAACTCTAGCTGGGGTACCAGTGCTTTTATATAAATAATGTGACCAGCTAACGCTATAAATCCACAACAGGCTCTTAACCAAGTTAACCACTGTAACGTAGGTAAAACAGGATATTCCAGCCAATCAGTAAGTCTGAAA